TCCAAACTTCATTAATAATAATTCTTTTGGAATTTCTTGTTCTGGCATTACTTTTAATAATTCTTCTTTAATTTTTTCTACTGCAGTTTTTGTACCTTCTTCTGTTACTTCTGTTGTTGAAGCACTTTCTTCTAATTCTAATTCTCCTTGACCTTTATCAAATACTTTTTGAGAAGAATTAGACGAAACAACGTTTTCATCTTCTGCTAAAATAGCAGCATCTTCCAATTGATTTTCAGAAATATTAGGTGATTCATTTAAAACTGCATTTAAATTAGGATTTTTTTCTGCTTCTGCTGTTATTGCATCTACCGCATCTGATGTAGCTTTCCAGACATTGTCATTATATAATTGATCTTCATCTTGTTGAGTTTGAATTTCTTCATGATTCATTAATTTTACATCTTCAGTTTCTGTAGGAACATTAGTATCATTATTTACCGCTGAACTGTCTGCGTTATCATCATAAGATCCTTGATCTCTATTTGCTAATAATTGTCTTTCTATTTGTTGAAGAGCAATTTCATAACCAGTAGAAAAAGATTGAGAAGTAGCATTATTCTTTTTTTGTATAATATTTTGTTTAGCATTATTTAATTCTTCTACTGACATAGTAGCAATTTCATTAAAAGATGGAACATCAGCTCCAGTCATTCTTATTTGATTATCATATTGAACACTATCTGCGCTTGTTTCCCACCAATTTTTAAAAGGAATAACTACATTTTCTTGAATTCTTTCAGCACTTTCCTCAGGAGTTATTTTTTTAGTATAATCATACTCAAGTCCTTTAAAAGATTTTTCTTCTTCAGATAATTGATTTTGGTCAGTGCGAAATAACGAGACCATATTATTTACCCATTAATTTATTGAATGACCCTAGACCACCTAATATTGTAGCACCAGTTCCTAACATTTGAGAGAAAGGACTTCCTGCTTGACCATAGTTTTGAGTA